ACACGAAAAATAAAGAAGAACTATAAATGATTTTTATATGGTTTAGGACTATATAAAAATCGGCGTTTGAAATGTAAAAAGGTCTAAAATTTAATAAATTTGTAAAATAAATTTGTAAAATAAATTTGTAAAATAAATTTGTAAAATAAATTTGTAAAATAAATTTGTAAAATAACTTAAAGAACAAAAAAAAGAACTTACTGTTTACTATGTATATAACTAAAAATGGTTTTTTATTTAGAAGATACTGTAAATACAGAAATACAAAATATGACAACACATTTTAAGTTGCGTACATTAATCCAGCGTTTCCTCCAATGAATATTACCATATTTATTCTCTCTTCCATTACATACAAATTATAATTATAATTATAAATTCTCCATGTTGGTTTGTTAATACCAACTATATCACCTGTATCTGGGTCGCATATTGTTAATACTTGAGCATAAGGATCAAGAGGGGGGTCAATTGTTGAAAATTCAAATTGAATTTGAGTAAAACGATTCATATTTATAGCACCAGATGGTTGTAAATCTAAAAGAGAAGTATTTAAACAAAAATTATAAGAATATAAACCCAATGGAGCAAAACCTTCAGTTCTTGTATATTTTTCTATATAATTATAAACACCTGCTGGTTGTAAATTTTCTCTATATTGACCGTCTATCAATATACCCAAATTAAGTAATATCTCTTTCGCATTTTCACCATTATATATACCTGTTACATATAAACCTGTTAATGTTTTATTTGGATTAATTCCTGGACCTATTGTTCCGTTTCCATTTATTGGATATACACCATTTGTAGGTGCTAATACAATATCTGAAGGCAAATAATTATACGGCCAATTAGTATAATTTGTCCATTCATTTCTTAAATTAACATCACTTCTTTGAAAATAAAACAACCAACTTGATACCAAACCTAAAGAATCTAAATCTATTTTATTTGTTCCAGTTACATTATAAAAAATTTTTTCATTTACTTGTTTAAAAATATATTTTTGTTCATTTTTTGCGAATATTCTAGATTCATCATTTGAAAGAAAACAATAAGTACAATTTAAATTAATATCTGAATTCCAAATACATCTTTTATCAATATAAGAATTTAATCCTAAATCAACATCGGGTGGTGTTTGTAAAAATCTATACATTTGCATGTGATATTGATTAAAATTGGGTGCTACGTATGGAAAATTATTTACATAATCTAATGTGTCTCTTATTTGAAATAACTCATTTATAGGACGAAAAGTTATATTTATTTGAAGCTCATTATATTGTAATGCTACTAAAGGGAATGCCATTTGGGTTTTTAAATTAAACCATGCGTTCAAAGGGATGTATAATTGTCTTCCTCTTATAGATGGTTCCGCACCAGCAGGATTATCAGTATAAAATGCGTTAGGATAAGCATTTGTACGATATCCATAATTAGCTGGATCATTTAATTCTGGTGTATTACCAATCATTTGATTAAATAAATCTACTTTTTCTTTATTAAAATCTCTTAAAACTAAAGACATTAAATATATTCCAGAAAATTCTTGTAATTTTTGATTTCCACAATTTATAGTTATTAAAGAAATCATTTGAGCACCAAGAAATTCTATCCATTTAAACTCATAAGGTGCCCAATTTGAATAATTTGTTGTCCCATCTGGATTTGTGTACTCTTGCGGTGGTAATATAGGACTCCATATATTTGGTAAAGTAACAGATAAATAACAATCCATTAACAAATCAGCATAACGTGGAATTTTAAATTGAAATGTGGATGTCTCAGTTAATTTTAAAGTTGTACTACCCTCAAAATCAACACGAAATTTTTGAAGTCCAAAATTAGTATATTTTTTATAAGCAGTCTTCCAGAAAGTTTTGCTTGGATTACCATTTAATATAATATTTTGTTGTCCTGTACTAACTAGATTTAATAAACCACCTGCCATTATTAATATATATTATAATAGTTTTTAATTTTATATTATTATTATCTTAAATTTTAAAAAATAATATAATATATTAGATATGTCTATAACAAATTCAAATTCATTAAATAATGCTTTAAATGCGATTCGTAATATGAACGAAGAATTCGCTAATTATACTATTTTAGGATTTACTATTATTATTCTTATTTTGTTTATAGGTTACATTATTTATATTAGAAAACTTGAATCCAAAGAATGTGCATTTATGGATTCTTTATATCCTTCTATTGATGGACATATTAAATCTATTAATCTTGCGGATTCTGATTGTAGCGGAAATTTATATGATTATTACATTAAAACAGCTTACAATGCTTGTAGTGGAGGGTCATACAAAAATGATTTTGTTGATATATGTAATTTAAAAGCTGTTTTAAAACAAGGTGTTAGGTGTCTAGATTTTGAAATTTATAATATTAATAATACTCCTGTTGTATCTACAAGCACAACAGATAGTTATTTTATTAAAGAAACATATAATTATGTAACATTTTCAGATGTCATGAAAATCATTAATAGTTACGCATTTAGTGGCGGAAACGTTCCTAATCCAAATGACCCTTTAATAATACATTTACGAATTAAAAGTACAAACCAAACTATGTATACTAATTTAGCAAATATATTTAAATCATATACAAATATTATGCTTGGGAAAGATTATAGTTATGAAAATTCTGGTCACAATATTGGCAATCAACCTTTAGTAAATTTTATGGGTAAAGTTATTCTCATTGTAGATAAAAATAATAATTCTTATTTAGAAAATAAAGATTTACTTGAATATATTAATTTAACAAGTAACTCCATTTTTATGAGAGGTTATAAATATTATGATGTTAAAAATACACCTGATATTAATGAACTTCAAGAATACAATAAAAAATGTATGACCATTGTTTTTCCTGATAGTGGAATTAATCCACCCAACCCTAGTGGTATTTTATGTAGAGAAACTGGTTGTCAAATGGTAGCTATGCGTTATCAATATGTTGATAATAATTTAGAAGAAAACGCATTATTTTTTGATAATTGTGGTTATGCTTTTTGTTTAAAACCCGCAAGATTAAGATATTCTCTTGTTACTATACCAGACCCAACACCACAAAATCCAGCATATTCTTATGCTACTAGAAATGTTACAACAGATTATTACTCATTTAATTTCTAAATTACAAATTCTAAACTTTAAGGTATAAAAAAATTTTATTGTTATAGTTATAATCTCAATAGTATATAACTATGAAAAATAATACAGTTCGTTGCGATAAAAAATTATCTTTTCAAGAATGTGAATTAGCAATTTTACGTATGCAAGTAGACCAAGCACAAGAAAAAATTGCTAAAAGAGTAGTTTCTTCTGAAGAAATAAAAAAAATTATTAGAATTGTAGAAGATTTTATTAAACGCAAAAATTTAATTTGTTATGGTGGCACTGCTATTAATAATATTTTACCAGAAGATGACAAATTTTATAACAAAGAAGTTGAAATAGCAGATTATGATTTTTTTACTACAGATGGTGTAAAAGATTCTACAGAGTTAGCAGATATATATTATAAAAATGGATATTATGATGTTCAAAGTAAATCAGCTCAACATGAAGGAACATACAAAGTATTTGTTAATTTTATACCTGTAGCTGATATTACAACTTTACCAAAAGATATTTTTTATATTCTTAAAAAACAATCATTACGGGTTGCTGGAATTCATTATGCTCCACCAAATTTTTTACGTATGTCAATGTTTTTGGAATTATCTAGACCCGCAGGAGATACAGACCGATGGGAAAAAGTATCTAAAAGATTAGCTTTACTAAATAAAAATTATCCTATTACTGATTTAAATTGCGAACAAGTTGATTTTCAGAGAGAAATGTCTGACACTTTATTAAAAAATAAAGAATTTTTAATTTATGATAATGTAAGAACTACATTAGTAAATCAAGGTGTCGTTTTTTTTGGAGGATATGCTATTTCACTTTATTCAAAATATATGCCAAAAAATTTACAAAAAAAATTACAAAAAATTGCTGATTTTGATGTTATCGCACATGAACCAGAAACAACAGCAGAAATTGTAGTAGAACGATTAAAAGATATAGGAATTAGTAATACTAAAATTATTTATCACGAGTCTATTGGAGAAATTATTCCAGAACATTATGAAATTAAAGTTGGTAAAGATACTATCGCATTTGTTTATAAACCTATTGCGTGTCATAGTTATAATGTTATAATAATTAATAAACAAAAAGTAAAAATAGCTACTATTGATACTATGCTTAGTTTTTATTTGGCATTTTTATATGCTGATAGACCATATTTTAAGGAATTTACAGATAGAATTTTATGTATGTCTAAATTTTTATATGATGTACAACAAAAAAATAGATTGGAACAAAAAGGTTTGTTAAAAAGATTTAGTATAAATTGTTTTGGTCATCAAATGTCACAAGAAGAAATGCGTTCCGTAAAAGCTCATAAATTTAATGAATTAAAAAATTTACGTGGAACACCCGAATATAATAGATGGTTTTATAATTATAGTCCTTCTGATAAAAAAAAAACTTTTATTAAAAAACAAACAAAAATAAAAAATAGAAAAAATATTAATAGTTTTAATCCTTATAATAAAACACGTAGAAACAAACAAAATATTTATTACAAATAATATTTTATTTACAATAGTCTTACTTTTTTTTATTTTTGTAAAAGTAAAACATCACATAATTTTTAGTCTAAAAACAATAATTTTCAAGTAATTTTTTACAAATATCATGAAATAAATTAGATAAAATTGAAAAAAACATATTTTTTTTATATCCTAATGGCATTAATTTTTCTAAAAAATAAAATGAATAAACTATTTTTATTATAACTATTTCAAATATTTTACGGAATATTAAAACTATTTTATTTTTTATACACCAATCATTTACATAACTACACATTTGTGTTTCTGAACTTTTTATAAAAAAATTATGTATTTCCAATAAACCCGAGAGAACTCTATGAATATTGCTATTTTCATTTTTTATATTTATAATTGATGTTAATTTATCTAATGATAAAAGATTTAAAAATAAGATTTTTCTATCATGTTTTTTATTGAATATGTAAGGATTTAAACCATCCATATATTTTTTTTTATATAAAATATTACCATCTATCATAACAGGTAAATGTACAGACCTTTTTATTGTTTCAAAAATTTGTTCTAGGTTTTTGTAAGTATTTTTTACAATCTTTTTACACGTTTTTACATTATTATAAGTAATATATAATTTTTTATATACTTTTTTACATATATCTTTTGGAATTTTTTCACTTAAATAATCATGAATATTAATATCTAAATTATAATTTGATTTTAAATGAATAATTATTTTTTCATATATTGAATTAAATGAATCTAAATTATCAGTATAGTAAAGAAAACCAATTACAGAACCAATACTACAACCAGATATTCTTTCAATTTTTATATAGTTTTTTTTTTCCATTTTTTTTAAAAAATACATAGCTCCTAAAAGATAACTTCCATTAAAAGCTCCACCATCCAACACCAAGTCTATTTTTTGAGGCATTTTTATTTTTGTAATACTATCAGGTAAGTTTTCTATTAATTTATTTATGTATTTTTTTATCATTATTTTATATAATTTTTTTATTTTATCGCAAAAATAAACTTAAATATAATTTTATTATAATTGTATGAATAATAATATTATTTTTTATTGTCTTAATTTTCATCCAAATAGGACTAAAACAATTAAAGAAAGATTTAATAGTTTAAATATTAATTGTAATTTTTATCAAGGAGTTACATTTGATGATCCTAGAATTTCTAATGACATTTGTAACCACGAAAAAAAATGTTGGTCTTGTATGTTTGGTCACCTTGATATGATTTCTAAATTTTTAAATTCAAATAAAGAATTTGGCATTTTTTGTGAAGACGATATTTATATTAATAAAGATTTACCAAATTTACTTCCTACAATATCTAAACATTTCAGAATATTACGTTTGGACGTATTATTATTAGGTTATCTTTTAGAATATAAAATAGAAAATAATACTAATAATACTAATAATAATTTACCTATTATTTTTGAAGATAATGAAAAACAACTGTCTTATCATAAATGCAACACAAATATTTGGGGTACTCAAATGTATATGATGTCTCGTAGTCACGCAGAATATATTTTAAATAAATATACACCAGATTATGCTGTTAAATCAATTCACGATAAAAATATAACATTTTCAGCCGATTGGACTTTAACAAAAGATGGAAATAATATGCTTTTTTCACCAATAATGGCAATTGAGGATAACACGGTTGAGTATGAAAATAATGAACAACAAATTTTTCATAAAAATTGTTTTAAAACACATTTTAATCCAGAAAAATTTTTACCACCAAATATTTTTACAAATATAAATAATAATATTTTGAAAATACCATCTACTACTTTTACTTCAAAAACAACAACTTTCATAACTTGTTTATTTGATTGTTGTAAAACAAATAATTACAATTTTCAAAATTCTATCCGAACATTATTAATTGAACAACCACTCATAATTTTTTGTGAAGAAAAATATTCAAAAAATATTAT